GTGAAACCCCATCCAAGCGAAGCGCGGAGTAGAACGGAGAGGGGTGTTAGGGGATGTGCCCCTAAATTGAAAATTTTTTCCTTAAAAAGATTTCTGAATGACTAAAAGGAATGTCAAAGCGGTATACCGATGCGCAGAAAGCTGCATACTGGAAAAAACAAGCTCAGGGAAAAGCTCGTTCTTCACGAGCCCCTAGAGCGCGCTCGAGCGTTGCGAGAGCTCCAGCGAGAAAAAGACGAACACCTCGATACCCGGGAGCGGGTTCTCGAATTGGAGGATCTGTTGGGAGCGCACTGGGCAACTACATTGTACCAGGTGTGGGAGGAGCTGTGGGAGGAGCCCTCGGATCGGTAGTAGGAGGGGGAGCCCAAGCCCTCGTTAATCGAATCTCTGGATTTGGAGACTATTCTGTCTCCAAAAATTCACTCGTCTTTAATCAAGACGCAGTGCCGGAGTTCTCTGCTAACAACGAACGTTGTACTTTGATTTCTCATCGAGAATTTATCACAGATATTAGGTCTGGACCGACTGTTGTGGGTGCGGGAACTCTATTTGACATAGAGACTTTCCGGATCAACCCTACAATATCTGAGACGTTTCCTTGGTTATCCAGCATCGGTGAGTGTTACGAACAGTATGTGGTCCAAGGTATGGTGTTTGAGTTTAAGTCAACATCCGCAACCGCTGTTTCTTCCACGAACACAGCTATGGGTACGGTAGTGTTGGCTACTCAATACAACTCTCTCTCCCCAGAGTTTACTTCGAAGCAGCAGATGGAGAACTATGAGTTTTCCCAATCTACTGTTCCTTCGAATTCGGTGTTACATCCTATTGAATGTGACCCGTCCCAAACGCAGTGCGGAGGAATTTTCAATATGTATATTCCGGGAGGAGAATCTGGAGATGTTCGTTTGTACGATCTCGGAAGATTCTCGATTGCCACCGTCGGTATGCAAGCTGCCAATACCGTTATCGGTGAGCTTTGGGTGTCCTATAAGATCTGTCTCCTTAAACCTCGTATAACCGGGGTGACAGAGGTAGCTGATCATTGGACCCTAGAAGCATCTTCTATAACTGCAACCGAACCTCTTGGTGACTGGACTGCTGCCATTTTATCTCCTTCATCTACATCTTCGGCAGAGAATGGATCATTTACCGCGTTGACTGGTATCAACAAGATGATTATTAATCCGGCATTCTTTGGTGTCATATGTGTCCAGTTAGCGTATATTTTACCTGCTGACGCGAGTGACCAGTCTTCACCTACTATGACAGCCACTGGACCTATTACCGATGTTACTTCGGATTATCTAGGATACAGTTCAGCTGTGTATTTCAATAACGTCCATGCTATAGTCAATGGTCTTAGTATGTTTTCTATCGGTTACTTCAAGTGTCAAGGAGGTTACACTAACTCTGGACTTCCTATGACTATTACCTGGAATAACATGATTAATATCGAGTCTCCAGTTGCTAGCGCCAACTTGGTAATTATGTCCGTTCCTGCCAATCTTGTAGATTAAATTTAATAACGCATGTCCTATGACATGTGTCTATGTTTTACAGTCTATTTAAGACGTCTAATAACATTGGTACTTCTACTCCATTTATTGTCTGGCACATCTGACCTTCACTGTTTTGGTAATAGTGAGGTTCTGCATGCGCCACGGGAGACATAAGTGGAGGAGTAGGATTTTGGAAGGTATTGTAGATTCCGAAATTCTGGTTGAACTGAGGATGAATACCCATTCCTCCAAAACCTCCTCTTCTTTTATTTTCTTCTTCCTGGATCTGAGTTTCTAGAAGTCTGTACTGGTCGATACGTTTACAACTTCCATCCTCGAGAATTTCAGAGATCCTCCATCTGTCAGTGATCAATCCCGAAACACGAGGAGGTTTGTTCCACATGACTACTACGTGAGGTCGATTATATCTTACCCTTCCCCCTTTATATTTCTGAGCAGTCATTCTTCCATTTTTGACCTTCTCTAGTATTGTGTACAAATCCTTGTCGTTGAATTCGTAGGATAGATCAATGCAGATTCCGAAACCCGACCAACTTCCTCCTCTGATTTCCTCGAGAAGTATAGCTCTTGGATCGGGAGCAGATTCGTTGATAGAGAGCGCGACTCCATGCCACTGAAGATGTGGCTCCCAACCGCATTCGATTGGGGGAGGAGCCATGAATCTATCGCGTATTTGTCCGATAGCAACAGCGTCCTGGTAACCCTTGACAACGTACTGGAGAGCCGCGCGATCGTTAGGAGCAGCGATCACGTCGTTGATCATGGCATTCCAGTCGATCTTGTCAGGGACGAGTTTCTTTAGGAACTCGTTTTCAGGATCTTCTTTTGCCAGATACTGAACGCAACGATTCCAGTGTGTTATCGTTGTCACAAACTTGATATGAGGATGAATCGGTTGACTACCCGGTTCAGGATAGTCAAATACCGAGTTTTTATCCGATTTGAATCTTTGTCCAAAATCAACCAGTAAGTGTGTGTGCTTGTACCCGGTATCACCGGTCTCATGTGCGACTTCGAAAAATTTGAATGGCAGATGATTTTTGAAACGAGAGTTCGTTTCGAACCATTCTTTTAATTTTTTCTTGTCGATATGAGATCTGTACGTGAACAAATACTTCTGGTTGTCAGTATGGAATTTTTTGGACGTGTCTTGATTTTTTCCTAGGTCTGGACTCAGCCATTCGAAATTTTCTGGAATTTCGTCTTCTACGATCACGAGTTGTCGTCCGCCAAGTTGTAACATGTATACTCACCTATCTACCTACTCACCTACCTGTTTTTTTAGGTTCCAGAAAATTTCTTTATGGAAAAAAAAATATTACAATTA